CACTTCACCTCAGGATCTTGCACCACACTCATTGTCTTCCTCCAGTTTCAAATTTAGATTTTATAAAATTAAGTTGATCTTTAGTTAGGATTTTCAAAGCCTGTTGTGCTTTTTCATTACTATAACCATAATAACGTTTCACCAAATCAAGATCTTTAATTGTATCTTTGCGAAGCCAAGGAGAGAATCTCTTCTTAGTTCTCAGTGTATTTAGTAAAAAGTCATATTGCATCTTCTTTGGTAGAAAATGATACATGTTCATCTCATTTGCAAACATAATTGCATCAAGATGTCCTGAATAAATGCGGTTAATAATGTATGGGGAATACTCCTTCTCTAAGGAAGGATCTTCATCAATCAGATTCTTTTTTGTCTGATTAATTGAGTTCAGCCAATCCTTCAATTCCATAGTTAAGTAGAAGTAATTCTTTACGTTGTTGTTGGTCTCTCATATACTCACCAACAGATCTCATAGTATATGTAAGGTCAAACTCAGCAGCAGTCCAAGTTTTAAATCGATCTTTAACTAACTGGGATGAGTTATATGATACCATCATATCAATAGTATGTCTATCACAATCTTCTGCAAACTTATCATGATCAAATCTCTTATGCATATCACCTTTCTTACCATAAAGATTATCCTTAATATCATAAGGAGGATCTAGATACATGAATAATCCATCATGAATATCATTCTCCATTAAATGCTCATAAGAATATTCATTTATATGCCAATTAGAAATTATTGTTTGAAATTCTGGAAGTTTCTCAATTCCCCTCATAGAGAAATTAGACATAGATGCTTGTTTTGAGAATGATGAACTTTCAGTTAACCCACTAAACGAACATTTATTAACAATGTAAAATGCTGCTGCTCTTTCTATACAATCTAAACTTCTATTATTAATTGCTTCTTTACATTCTAAAAACAATTCTTTTGCAGTTTCTGGATTAGGATGAGTAGATTTATAATCGCTTAATTTTTCTGATAACTCAACACCAAATTGTTGCAACTGAGTCCAGAAATTTATCAATGGTTCATAAAGATCATTGACAGTAATTTTTAAATTAGGATACTTTTTAGTTATATGAATTGCTACACTTCCACCACCAAGAAAAGGTTCTCTAAACTCAGTATACTCACGAAGATCAGGAAAGTATTGATCCATCTTGGTACAAGCACGAGACTTACCACCAGGATAACGTAAAGGAGTTTTAAAAGATTTCAAAGATTTCATAATAAAGTTTTTCTAAAATAAAGAAAAATATTGTCTAAAAATGATGTTGATTCAATGTTCCCTGCAATAACACATCTACTATCAACAATAGAAGATGGAACTTCATGAAATTTATTTCCAGGGAGTACAACTAATTCACCAGAAGAAATATTAATAACTTCATCCTCAACAATTAATGGTGAAGATCCTTCTGGTAGGTTAACATAGTAAACAAATGTCATTGGATAAGGTTCATGACTATGCTTTCTGGCACCTTCACCCTTATTATACACCACACCCCAACTAATGGCAATCTTATAATCTGGAAATAACTTACACATCCAGTCTACAAAACCACGTAGTTCTTTTCTCCTATGAATATTAAAAGTTGTTCTTTTACCTGTCCCTTCTGATATATGATATTTTTTAGCATCTCTAATTATAGGATATAAAATATCATTTAATTTTTTATATTCAGGATATTTAAAAGTCTGGATAGTCATATTGAGAAATATTTCCAATGTACTGATATATTAAATCAATTCCAAATACAAATAACTCTCCATTTTCATCCTGAAGATAGAAAGGCATATCAGGATACATTCTCCTTGCAGTATAATACTGACTAACGACTTCATAGTCATCATCAATACATCTTTCCTTTTCTAACTCTTCCTCTGTCATCAATAAAATTTAGTGGAATCTCTTTGCATCTCATAATGGATACCATCCATAATTCTATTAAATGATCTTGACATCTGACGATATCCAGAACCAACATATAATTGTCCTGCAAATACTGATACAGTTGCAGCACCCCAGAATAGATAATAAAATCTAGACTTAACTTGTGCTCTTAGTTTTTCTTTTTTCTTACTCATTGTCATCGGGTTCATATTCAGAAGGTGCAGTGTCTTCCCACTCAAATGGTTTTGGTGGTTCCTTTTCCCAAGGTCTTTGGTGATTAAGATTCATCCACTTCTTAATCCAGTTTAAAACTTTCTTCATTTTTTGTCAAGTTGTTTTCGCCACTCTTCAATCAACATCTGAAGTTCCTTGATTCTTGCCTGAGCACTTTCTATTTTTTCTTCAAGGTACTTCATAGAATCAGTTTCTTAGTAGGTTTCGTTAATTTACCATACATTGAATTATATTGTTCTACAACCTCTTCTCTTGGATCATCAATATAAACAACATATTTTCTAGTAACTTCAAGTCCCTTCCCCTCTTTACTAAGAATAGGAGACCAAGGAGCAAATGCAATTTGACCTTCCTGTCCAGTAGGAACGGCAACAATAGGATTAGTGATTACAATAGAATCAGTTTTTTCTTCAATAAGATCGGCTACTACATCTTCACCAGACCACATACGAATTAGTTTTACAGTCATTTTCTTTTTTTAATTGGTTTATCTGGATAATATTGAAACCCAGTAGTTTTCTCTTCTAACTCTTTCATTTGAAAGGTAATCATTTTATCCCAAGGAGTATGTTGATCCATAAGAACAGCTACTTTTTCTTCACTAATTCTCTGAACACAACCTTCATACCCATTATAAATGGAAGTTGGATTTTTGACAACTACGGTAGATCCTGGTAAAATCATTTGAATTCACACTCCACCATAATTTCGGTTAATGCTGCAAGCATATTTATTTCTTGATCTGCTACGAATGCAGTTTGGTATTGATACTTAGCAATAACAAGGACAGCAGCAGGTATGGTACCAGGAACGAGGGCAGTGTATAAATTATCGTAAATAACCCGATATAGTACAGAA